CGACTGTGTTGACAACGCCGGAATCCTCATCCACAGGTGAAATCACCTTGGCACCATTGCACTGTTCATCCCATGGGTTCATCAAAGACATCCCATAGGCAACTGTTGCAGCATTGAGGGCGGGGAGCGAATAACTTTTGTGGCTTGGAGTACCAGCCCCAGTGTTTGGCGCATTGCCAGAACGCTGGTTTGTGAGAGCATTGCCTGACCGGGGCAATTTCGCTTTAGGCGCAACAACGGTGCGCTGTTTGGTCTTAGCCTTTTTGAGGGCAGAAGCCTCAGCGGCCACCATGGCCTTAGCGAGTTGCACTTCTCCTTGGAGAGCGCGGGTCAATTTCTTGGATTGTTTGCCGGAAGACATGTTAGTCTTAAAGGTGTTGTACAAGGCTGTTGTAGAGCCACTAGTCACCTTAAGGCTACAACCAAGAGCCAGTTTAACGCCATAGTCGGGCGTTGGGTGGCTTACTCTGGGAATGGAGTCTCGCTACCAACCATTTGAAGAGCAAACAGCTCTTTAGGCGGGATTATGGCGAGATATTCGAGAGCAAACCAATTGTAGTCTCCCTCGTACTTGTCAGAGTACTGGGCAATGTGGTCCTTAATTGCGGCGTCAAGCTTGACAAGGTCTTCACGACCGCGGGCATTCCTAGACAAGGTGTGCTCTGTAACCGCGAGTGGTGCAGTATAGGCATAACCTGCTAACAGTTGCCGGTGAGCTACCAGCTTACTGAGTCGCTGGACAGGGGTACGACCCGACTTAGTTTTGTGAACTAGCGAGGCGATCTGCCTATCCAAATCAGAGGAAACAGGAACGTTTCGGGACCAAGAGTCATCTCCCAAAGACCGTTTTCCCAAAAAAGACACCTCAGAAATCTGTGGGCTTATGTGAAGGATGAGTTCAGCGCCAAACAGGTGTTCCCACGCCTGTGGCAGTTTCTGGAGGAAGAAAAGGTCTCGCGGGTTATGTGCGGCACACACGCCATCATCACCAAAAACAGACAAACCAGACATACGCACGAATTGCTTGAAACCTTCAATGGTGCCAAAGATGTAGCACCAGCAAAGGGCAAGTCGCACTATGTGAAAGTACGAGTTTTTATTAGTGGTGGAGACGTCGCCAGAATAGATTCCGGCATAAACAAGGACAACTCTCCCGTCAGGTAAATGTACAAGACGAAAGCAGGACCAAAAGTTGACATAGCGGAGTAGGGCACGAAGATCATCGTCCATCTCAACACTATCAAAAGCGTGCTTCATATTCATGAGCTCGTGCCAACTTATGGTGATCTCGATCGGGTGCGATCGGTCGAACTGTTTGGCGTCCCACTCAGCAAACTGAGTAGTGAAATTCGGGCGTGCATAGCGCAACAAAGTGTGCACAAGGAAGGGCCAACCCTGTGGAAGGGGAATACCAACGCGAATTGGTGATTCAGCCCACTTCTCCATAGTGCAAAGGAAGAAATCCTTCTCGAGCATGATAGTTAAATCAGTAAA